CTCATCGAATCTTTAACTTCATTCACTTTGAGAATAACCTCATCTTTTCTAGATGACAATTCATCCGGGTGAATTTTTGTCCATAATGTAATATGTTTTCTTTGAATAATTTTTGGATTATCTTCGAAAAATATTTGTAATACATTGTATCCCAAGTTAAATGCGTGATTAGCTACTTTAGTTAATAATGTTGATTTTCCAACACCTGTTGGTGCCAAAATAACACCAATTTCACCTTTAGCTAAACCTCCTTTTAAGAGTCTATCTATACCCGGAATACCCATTGGTATCGGATGACGATAATCTTCATTTAAAACATCATCCAAGTTGTGAAATACATCTTCAGTACCCTTGTCTAACTCACCCACTTGAAGGGCTTTGCTAACCAATTGTTCTAAAGTGTCATAATTTTCAAATTCACCACCATCGATGATTTTTTGTGCCTTAACCATTACTTTCTGTAATTCTTGTTGTTTACAGAATTTCATAGATTTTTCTTGTACAAACTCTTCCCCTTCAGTTGGGGCTTCTTTCACTTTATTAAGTGTGTCAATAACTATTTTTGACGCTGTAGCCTGTTGTAGCTCAGATTTGGTAATTTGTTCTAAAGTATCAAATGTTGGTGTATGTTCGTATTTTGAGTAATATTCCTTAATCATCTGAATGATAATTTTAAAATATTTATTCTCAAAATAACTTGTTTCAATCACATCAATAATTGACCTAGAGAAGTCTTTATCGATGACGATTTGGTTTAATAATTGTAGCTGAAATGTGCTACCTAAGTAATCAAAATTTTTGTTTGAAGCCATATATTTTCTTTTAGTGTATTAGATAAATACTATACACTTAGACTAACATCCAGATAGTCGTATGTTAAATTTTCGTCAGAAAAAATGTCAGTCAATGACATAAGTAAATTTTTTAGGTGTGGGCGTACATCCACAGTGTATCTTACCTTCGGAGGGTAGATTTTAGCGTCCACCTGTCTATGACAAATTGTCACATCATTTTGTTTAATAAAAATATTAAAGTACTCCGGACCATCAATATATGATGTTTCTAAAATAGCCGGGTTGTTAATAATTTCGTACATATTGTCCGTCATATACGTCACCGTTTTCAATGATAATTGAGTTTGGATATCATCCTTAAACTCACGAATTAAGTCATATAATTCTAACGAATTTTTTGCTTTTTCGTTAAATTCTCTAACGTTAAAAAATCTCTGTACTATGATGTTATCATTTACCATCATTAAGAATTCTAATTTTACCGATTCTTGGTCTTTCATAATTTTAATTAATTGTTTTTATAATTTCGTTTTTCTTTTCTTGTTAATTTCATAAAGGGTCTAACAAAATTTACCCACGCATCATCACCTTTTGGTAGATACTTAAAAAACCCGTCTTCCATCATCATTTTAATTAATCCCTTATAACCCCTACCATCAGGGTCTAAAGTTTCCTTATAATATAACTCAACAAGCTCTTTAGCATCATCAGTTATTAATGGAGAAGACAAATTTATGATTTTTTCGTTAATAACAAAAAATTCTTCACCATAAATTCCACTTTTTGTTTTACCGGACAAAAGATTTTGTAATGTCTTATTTCCTTTGTTCTCCTTTAATAGGTTATCAGCCTTTTCTAAAATATCGGTAATTGAAACCGGTTTTTCAAGTAGCTCAGGAAAAAATTTTATAAGTGTCTTTTCACCCAACCCTGAAATACCATCAATGTTGTCCGATTTATCCCCCGACAATATTTTATAAGTTTTAATGTTTTCATGGGGAAATTCGTAAAAATCACATTTGATTTTACTTCCTAAATGATAAGTTTGTTTGGTTCTCGGATAAAACACCGATACCTTGTCCGATATAAGTTGGGTAAGGTCTTTATCCCCCGAATAGATGGTCTTTTGTTCGTTTTCCGAGATTTGACAGTAATAAGCAATCAAATCATCCGCTTCGTTATTATCGATATTGATTTGTCTTATATAACAGTCCTCCAAGTATTGTTTGATTCTTTCTTTCTGCTCAGTGAAAGAATCTAACTTATACTCGTTTTCTCTGTCTCTACGATTTTCTTTATATTGGGGATAAATAAGTTTTCGAGCAGATGAATTATCATCACCATCCCACATAACAACAACCTTATCAAAGTTTTGTTCATCTATGAAACGCCTAACGGTATTAATGAAGTGCCATAGGGCACCTATATGTTTTCCGTTATGATAATAATCTTTTACTCCGTGGAATCCAATTTTTGTTAAATTGTTACCATCCACTAATAGGGTTTTAACCACTGGTTTTGTTTGTATTCGTTACTACTCTTTTTCTTCTATCTCTTTCAAATCGTAATCACCATCTGTTCCGATAATGTTTTTCCAATATTCAGAGTATTCTTTTTTGTACTTCTCAATTGAAGCCTTTTCTTCTACTGTCTCTTTACCCGCTAAAAATCCGTGAGGTGTTACAATAATTTTACCATCCTCATAACCTAATCCATTGATGTGATTTTTCATAACGGACACTTTAGTTCTTACAGCAAATTTGATAGTTCTTTTATCTTTAGTAGCCGTAATCTTTGTTGTTCCCGCACCTTTTTCATTTCCAAATCTAAATACTAATGATGAGTTCAACCAAATAGCCTCACCACCCTTAGCTTTAATTTTAGGTTGTCCGAATGGGTTATCCGGAAGTTCAACCCAAGGTTGGTTAACAATCACCAAAGTATTCTCATATTTGGAGTCGGATTTACGACTTCCTGAAATTCTTTGGTTAATACCCATACCAATTTTATCAGCTAATGCCGCAGCATTATGTTGCTTGCCACCCTTACCCTCAAAAGTCATTTTACAAGGAACTGAACCAACAGAATCCCATAAAAATAATAAACTATAATCTAATTCACCCTTCTCTTGAGCATCCAGTAAACTGTTAATGTAATCTGTAATTTGTTCAATATAACTGAAGTTGTTATTAAAGATGTAGAACCCATCCCATTCTAACTCACCCGTCTCTTCATCAACCAATTCTTCACAATCAAACCCCATAAGTTTTGCGTGTTCAAATGACCATTTTTGTTCGGTAATGATGAATACTGGTAATATTTGTTTTTTCTGTGCGTCAACCGCACATTTTACCAACGCAGTTGTTTTACCCGTATCGGAGTGACCCAAGAACATATTTAAATGTCCTATCGCCGGTCCCGGAATACCAACCGCATCCAAAAAGTCAGGTCCTAAATCAAAAAACCTTTGTGGTTTGTATTTTGCCGATGTTGAGAATTTGTCCTTAATGGACTTAAAATCGTGTTTTTTAATCGCCATATGTCTATGTTAATTTAATTTTTTTAGTTTGTTTAGACAAGTTGAGCACCGAGTAATCCCGGTGCCCAAGTCATATGTCTAAGTTTTTTTTGATTGTCTAAAAAGGCATTTCATCATCTGCATCGTCATTCGCTTGTGGGTCAACAGGTGCAGATGTTTTACCACTACCACCAAACGACGCTTCGCTATCTTCAGAGTTTCCATAAACATAACCACCTTTTTCGGTACTCCATTTAGGACTTTCTCCTCTTGCAAGAGCTTCTAAATACTCAACAGGTTTTTTAGAATAAACATCTTCCCAAGATAACTCATCATTAACCCATTCATCACCAATGGTTTTGTTTTCGTTAATAACCGCTGGGTCATCATACATAACAGTTTGGATAACCGTGTAGAAAGCTCCTTTAGGTGTTTTAGCTTTAGTTAATTCTAAAATAATATCTCTACCTTTTTCAGGGTCAGTAATATCACCTTTTGCTCTAAAAATAGGGATAATTTTATCTAAAATACCTTCATTTTTGTAGTTGTCTTTAAATCTCCAAAATTTAACACCATCAGCCTCATTATCTCTATCAATAACTTTTACGATGTAAAATTTACGAGATAAATACTGTTTAGCCAATTCTTTATCAGAATCTCTACCGGTTGAACGTAACTCTTCGTAAACCTCGTTTAAAGGTGAACGCTCATTATCGTTTTTTCCCGGGTCATAAAATTTTTGGAATTTTCCGTCAACTTGGATTTCGTGATACCAAACAACTTTAAATGGTGAAGAACCGTCTTTTGTTGGTAAAATCCTTAATCGTCTTTGCCCTTGAGTTTCCTTATCTTGAAGGATTGCCGCAAAGTATTTTTTCATTCTTTCTTCTTGTGTGAATTTTGAGGTAGAAGAAGAACCTCCTTGTTTTGATTGCTCATATTGAGCCAAAACCGCGTCTAATGAATTGTTGTTTGTCGCCATAGTGTTTAAAATGTTTTAAAGTTTAATAAAGTATAAGTGTCTACGAGTGGTTTGTCAAATTGTTTTGTAAAAAAAAATGGTTCAGAGACCATTTTAATTATCTAATCTCTTTAAAAGATGTTGCTTCATCTTCAAAATTTCTAAATGTTTTTTTAATTTCATTTGGTGAATAGTCTTCTACCTCGTCTTGAGTTAAAATATATTCATTTTTTCCCGATTTGTCCATTTCTTCTTCTTTATCAACAAAAAAATCTGTTAATTTTTGATTAAACGGTCCCGAGTCTAGGCTTCTTAATTCTAATTTTTCTTGTGGGGTTTTTTCTCTGTATTTTTCAACTTTAGCCTCCAAGTCATTTAATTTATTCATAATACCGTCCATCTCACCAAGTTTACTTTCTAAATCCGTTAAATGGCTGAATAAATTATTAAAATATTCTTCTTGTTTTTGTTCAGTATTTTTTTGAGATTTTACTAAATCTGTAATATCAATTTCTTTAGTACTACTTTGTTCTTCACCCACTTTTTCAACATCGGGGTCAGCGGCAACATCTACAGGTTGTGGTTCAACCGGTGCTGCAGGTGCCGGTGGCATATTTGGGTCAACCGGTGGTACAGCATTTGGGTCCGCTGGTGGAAGAGCGTTAGGGTCTTCCTCAGGGTCTAACCCTGGTGGTGGAGGTAAAACAGCCTCTTGTTCCATAATATAATTATTGATTGAGTTATATCTCACCAATTCCTCTAATATTTGATTATCTATTTTTTTCATTTTACTATCCGTTTAATAATTGTTTAACACCGGTTAATGTTTCAACCTGAATTTTTTTATTTGTTGTCATTGTATTATCTACTCTTTCGATTAGACCATCTTTCATTCTAATTGTATAACAATCACCTGTGTCTAAATCGCAAACTTGTTTAGAACCATTTCCCAAATCTTTTTCGGTACTTCTAGCCTTTTTACCTAAATAGTTGTCTAATATTAATTTTGTGTCCATAATCTTTTATTTATAAATATCATTTAATTGTGAAAAATTTAATCTTTATCTATTAATGACCGCATTATAAAGTGAAATCGATTCACCTATCTCACTTTCAATATCCTTTAATCTCACAGAATCAGTCGCTTTTATAGAATCATAAACATTTTGACTATTACTATTGGCATTAAAATATAAAATATAGAATTTGGCAATATCAACAGAGTTTGTTTCTCCAAAAGCACTAGACTTACCTTCAAATCTAGCAACTAACATTTTAACATGATTATCAGCACTATCAAAATAAACATAGGGTATTTGTTTAGGCGAACAATAATAGTATTTTGAACCACTAAAGAACCCTGAACTACCATCACCCCAAAATTCGCTAATATCAATACCTGCATAATTATGTTCATAAGATTCTAATCCTTGAGTTTTACTTGATTGTAAATACATTGTCGCAAATACAATATATCTTAATTTAATATTATTAGTGTTTGAGTTTATTATCTGAATAATATTTTTATAGTTTATAACTGTTTTATTCGGTGTTCCCACTTTATAGGTGTTATATTTTGTTGACGCCGAACAAGTCTGTTGTGTTGACGCAACCGTCGCATCATTATCTAAACCTTTATCTAAAGCCTCATTTCGTTGACTAATAATATCACCTTTTTTAACATTACTATCAGATTTTTTAGGAACTTTATCCTCTTTAATTTTGTTTACTATTGTTGTTAATAAAGTCGTTTTTAATGATTGTATGTAAGCACTTATTTTAGGTAATGACGCAATAGGTTGTCTAACCCCCTCCACAATAGTTTCAAAAGAACCGGGACTTATAATATGATTAACACTTGTAATCATA